CTTCCCCAAGGCGACAGCCCGGTGCGCGCCTCCGACAAGGAGATCGCCGAACAGTACGCCGCCATGCCCGCCGGCCCCGAGCGTCTCGCGTTCCTCAAGAAGAACCGCGCCGCCATCTTCAAGGGCAACAAGTAATTTCCCCACCCTCACCCTAACTTCATCCTAACCTAATATGTCCAACACCATCGCAGCCCAGCTCATCGTCGATACGCTGGCCGAACAGTCCAAGACCGTTCTCGCCAACCGCCTCGCCGCTCTCTCCCACTTCGCCTCCGACTTCTCGGGCGACGTCAAGAAGCCGAACGACACCATCCAGGTCGCCATCGCTTCCGCCACCGCCTCCACCCAGGTCAACCCCACCTCGTTCAATAACGTCGGCGGAACGACCCTGTCGGCGACCAGCGTGTCCCTCGACCACGTTTATCAGCCCTTCGGTCTGGAGTACTCCGACATCCAGAACGCCATCCGCCTCGAGCGCCTGGTGAAGATCAACCTCGACGCCCTCGCCGACAAGATCTGGGCTCTCGCAACCGCCCCCATCACCGTCGCCAACTTCGGCGCCGCCACCGTCACCGCCGCCGACTCCGCCGTCACCCCGGGTTCGGCTCAGCTCAAGGCTCTCTGGGCCGGCGTCAGCAAGGCCGGTCGCAAGGCGCTCATCGTGAACCCTGGCATCTACAGCCAGCTCATCCCGACCTCCACGACCTCCCTGCCCCTCTCCGAAGGTGCCTACGGTTTTGAAGGCGGCGTCTACTACGCTTCCGCCTTCCCGTCCGAAGCCAAGCTCGCGGGCTTCGCGTGCTCCAGCGACGCCATCGCGATGGCCGCTGCCGCCCCTGCCCTCGACCACGTCCGCGACGGTATGCTCGTCAGCGAAGTCGTGACCCTCGAGAACCTCGGCCTGAACATCTACTACAACGTCTGGGCCGATAAGCAGACCCGCTCCCTGGTCGCCTCGGCTGAACTGATGTTCGGCGCGAACAAGGCGGTCACCAGCGGCACGATCGCCTCGGTCTACAACCCGTAATCGCCGGGGCTTAAAGCCCCCCGAACGAGACCCCCAGCGATGGGGGTCTTTTTTTTGCCCGACTCCGCAGATTTATGAGCCTATACGGTAAAGAGTTTTTGGACGATTCGAAGGAGATGATTTCCGACTTCGGAGTCCCCGGCTCGACCGCCGGCGGGGCAGTCACCTTCCAGTGCCTCATCTCCGACCCGGCCTATACCACCGTGCTCGAAGCAGGGGGGTATTGTGAGCGAACCCAGTACTCGGTCAGGCTCCCCGCTGTAACGGCCTCCTGGAGCCTCCCAGACGGGTCTATTGGGGCATCAGCGGCCACCCTTAGCGGAGGCGTCCCCATCCCCTCCCTCGGCATCGGCAAGAAACTGACGGTCGGAGGGAAGGTCGTCCGCATCACCAGCCAGACCCATAAGACCGCCTCGGCTTGGATCACGCTGGTCGTCATCGACGACAGCCAATGAACCCCCCTAACCTCCCAGGGGAGGGAATCACCCCGAAGAGTTACGAGGAATTCATGACGGCCCTCAAGGAATTCCACGTCAATTCCAACCAAGGCCTGACCGACGTATTCCTGGAGCAAGCCGCCCTGATGTGCCGCGACTCCATGGTGCTCACGCCTCCCATCGTGAAGTCCGGCGGGCAGGGTCTGAGCAAGGACGCGAAGAAGGTCGGCGAACTGGCGATCATGGGCGACGTCCATTCGGTCGTCGTCGGCGAACGGTCTGGGTCTACCAACGGCCGCCGCGGCCGCCTGTTCCGCAAGCTCGGCAGCGCGTCCCTTCAGAATAACTTTTCCCGCTTCTGGAAACTGGCAGGGGACAACCCCGACCTGATGGCAGGAAACGCCCTCTATGCCCGAATGTTCGCCGGCCCTGGCTTCGGGACGGAAAAGGGGTTCAAGAAGCTGAAGAACTACTTTGACCGCATCGGCTCGCAGGAGGCATCCAATGTCTTCAACCGCCCGGTCATCGACAGCGAGGCAGGGGTGAAGGAAGTCCACATGAAATTCCGCGATAAATTCGGCGGACGCATCAAGCGCAACGGCGGCCCTGGCATCAAATTCTGGGAACGCTTCGAGGCCAAGGACGGGGTGCTGAAGGACTACATCAAGCGCCGCTGGCTGGCCGTCGGCCGCATCAAGTCAGGCTGGGTCGATACCCTGAACAAACTTCCGAAGCCTAAATTCGGCGGCGTTGAAAAGAACGCTGGTCGGTCTGGCATCAACCTTTGGATCAAGCGCCACGCCCAGTCCACGGGATACGTCAACATCACCCGCCAACAGGCGGAGGTGTTCGCCCTCGGGCTGACGTTCGGGAACCGCAACGGTGACGTTGACAATATTGCGACCGACACGGACGTGAAGAACCTCGTCTACGGCAACCGCGTCAAACAGATGCCGGCCATGCTCGCCAACATCCTCGAGAAACAAGCCAAGAAATTTAACCGCAAATAACCAATGGGAACCAAGTCTCCGCGCCATATCATCGAGGCCGTCCTCGATACCTACCTCACCGCCGAATCCGGGCTCGCCGGCGTGGCGGTCTACACGGGCGACAACGCCGAGATCAACGTGCTCCCCAAGTGCGTCGTCCTCTGCGATGCGGCCCGCACCCCGCCCGAGCTGCCCGAAGGCGCCGGGAACTTCTACTGCTCCATCCGCCTGACCATCTTCTCCAACGCGGACGACACCACCCTGACCGACCACCGCGCCCGCTGTGCCGCCGTGGCCGGGGCGATGCAGGACGTGGCCGCCATCAAGGCCGCCTTCGTGGCCGGCGGTGACGCGGTCTGCTACGACGTCATCCCCGAGTCCGAAGACGAAGGCCGCGACGAGCGCTCCTGGGCGACCGTCCTTTCCTATACCGTCCCGATGGTCGTCAACCCCCAGGCCTGAGGGTTGCCCGTTCCCGCAGATTTAAACCACCATGGCTGCCATTCTCAACGGAACCTCTTGCATCTACGGAATCAACGGAACCGTTGCCAATCTGTTCGTGCAGTCCTACTCGATCAGCGCCGGCTTCAACAACGAAGACACCGTGCAGAACGAGTTTGGTCTTACTGTCACCCACCGCCTGGACGACCGCAAGACGACCATCAGCATCGAGGGCATCGTGAAGACCGGCTCGGTTCCCGTGCTCGGCGCCGTCCTCTCGTTCACGGCGAACACGAACTCCTGCTACCCGTCCGGCTCCGCCTCGACTGGTTTCTCGGGCGTCATCACCGCCGTTTCGGAGAAGGCCGCCAACAAGGGTTTCACCAGCGTGACGGTCGAAGCGGTGGACTACGAAGGCATCACCTTTGCCTGATTGACTTAGCCCCTTCGGGGGCGAGTCTGTCGGGGTGGACGGAAGATTCTTAAAGGCCTTTACCGACCCGGCAAGGGTCACCTGTCTCGGAAAGGTCGTCTACCCTTTCTGCCTGAAGTACCGCGTCAGGCTGCTCGCCATCGACTCGCCCTTCGTGACGGAAGGCCAGAAGGTCACCCCGCTCGACCTGCTGGTGGCCGTCAAGATCTGCGCCGAAGAGCCGCTCGGCGAGCTCACCCTTTTTGAGAAACTCAAGGTGCTCAGGCTCCAGCGCCGGCCGACCTTGTTCGAGGCCGAGCTCGAAAGGTTCATCGCCTACGTCCACGTCAGCGCGTGGCCGAAATATTGGGCGAAGAATACGGCCAGCAAAGGAGAGGCCGAAGACGTTGGCATCCCTTGGCCGCTGGGCATCGTGACGGCCTTGGTCAAGGCGGGCTGGGAAGAGAAGCGCGCCTGGGAGATGCCCGAATGCCAAGCGGTCTGGTACAACGCCGCCATCTCCGCGGCCAATGGGTCGGATTCAAAACTTCTGACGACTGACGAAGAGGCCTTCCTCGAGAAGCTCGAAGCCGAGGAAAAGGTTGCCAAGTCCGCAGAGGTAAAGACCCCCGAACCCAATGGCCCAGAAACTTGAATACGAAATCAAAGGAAAGTCCGACGTCGAGCAGGTGACGGGTCGGGCCAAGAAGTCCGTGGACAGCCTGGGGGCGTCCTTCAAGAAGGCCGGGGACGACATCACGAAGAAGCTCGCCGGCATGGTCAGCATGGCCGCCCTGTTCGATAAGGCCTTGAGTTTCTCGCTCGATACCGTCCGCGAATTCGGGGTCATCGCGGATCAGGTCGGAAAGAGCGGTCTGTCTGCCGAGCAATTCCAATCCCTCGCCTTCGCCGCCCAGCAGTCCGGCGTCTCCATGCAGACGCTCGCCAAGGCGACCCGCCAGCTGCGGACTGACATGGCGGAAGCGGCCGCCGGAAACGCCGACCAGATGAAGAAGTTTCAGGCGCTGGGAATCACGATGGAGCAACTGCGGTCTGGCAACGCCCAGGCTGTCTTCGTTGCCTTGGCTAATGCGATGTCAGGCGCCGCGACTGAGTCCGACAAACTGACCATCGCCACGGGCTTCTTCGGGGACAAGGTCGGGAATGAAATCATCCCGATGCTCGGCGACGTACTCAAACTGCAGCAGGACATCGCGAACGCTCCAATAGTCGATGCGGAGACGCTCAAGATGCTCGACGAGTATAACGACAAGATTGATAAGATGATCGCCAAATTTAAGGTGGCGGTCGCCCAATACTTCCGGCTCGTCGAAATCATCGAGAAGTACACGCCCCAGGGCATCGTCATCAAGTACGTCCGCGACAAATTCCTTGGCGACAATGAGGCTCCGCAGCCGGCGGCACAGGCTCCCGAGAAACAGGCCGACACCGCGAAGAAGGTCATCGACTCCCTGAAGAAGCCTGAGAAGGAACCGAAGAAGGAAAAGGAGAAGGCGGCCGACACGAAGTCCATCGAGACCACGGCCACCTCCGTCTCCGGCAACGTCATCGGCGTCGGTCAGAATCCCGTCATCTCCGCCATCAGCGAGCAGATCGAGCTGGCGAAACAGCAACGCGACTACCTCGCCATCATCGCGGCGAAGGGTCAGCCACCGAACACCACTGGCGACATCACGAACAAGGGCGCCACGCCCGACACCCCTGCGACCAAGAAACCTTAACCGATTAAAACCACATGGCCCTCGTATCCACAGGAGACCCCCTGACCACGAAACTCCTCCAGCCTGGAGGAACCTACCAGACCAACGGCTACGGACTCATCACTGGCCGCGCGACCTTCTACGTCAACGCCGCCCAGTCTGGAGCGGCCGTCGTTCCCGGTCAGGTGCATCCGAGTTACACTGATCTGTTCGTCCACAAGTACGTCCTGACGAAAGGCGCGCTCGACCTCGACACCATCGAAGCGGACTACGTCGGCATCAACAGTTTCCTCGGCGACACGACCCGCCCAGAAGTGACCGCCTCCAACGGCCTCACCTCGGAGCACATCGTCACGCACCCCAACTTCTTCGGGCCTTCGGCCGGTTTCACGACCGCCATCGCCGGCAACGGGACGGCCTTCACGGCCTCGACCATCAATCCAGACTACAAGGTCGGCGGCGTCTTCGGCGCCCACTTCAAGGGGACGGCCACGAACGCCGGCGGCTTCGTCGGCTTCCTCGATTCCAGCACCTCGGCCAAGCAATACTTCTACGGCAAAACCCAGTACCTCGCCCCGACGACCTCCTTCTCCGGGTGCATCTACACGAAGTCCGCCGCCAACTGCGCGAGCATCCGCGACGCCCTTGGCAAGTCCAGCGGAACCAACTCCTTCGCCGGCATCAAGCTCATCCCAGACCACCTCGGCACGACCTGGACGGCAAGCATCAAAGGCGAGACGCGCAACACCCTGCTGCTCTCGCAGGTCAACTTCGAGGATTACTGCGTCAACCCTTCCGGCACGCCGCTGATCTACAAGATCAACTACGAGATTCGGTTCAACCGCGAAGGATATCCTGCCGAAGTCTACGCGAGCGCATGAGCAAGGCACAACCAGGAGCGGGCTACGAATTCACTTCGAGCGGATACGGGTTCAGCCTGAACACCATTCCGCCGTTCCCCGCGCAGGAGGCATCGGCTCCCGACCACCCCTTCAAGGTAAGCGCCTACTTCGTCGGAAACTCGACCGACCTCCGCGTCTTCATCACGGCCGGCACGATCAACAACATCGTCCCTTGCGTCTACGGCGGGAACCCTACCGACCCCCTGCTGAACGCCATCCCGCAGCCATGGTCGGTCATCGCAGGAGGCTCGGCTACCATCTACGACATCTACATCCGGGCCGGCCGCGACACCACCTTCGGAAACTTCCCGACCAGCGACCGAAGCCAGAACGGCTATCCGCAGGTCTGGTATGAGGCCGACCCGACAGGCCCGAAGGCCGACACCGACACCTACGGCTATATCTGCCTTGCCCGCCTGACGGTGGACAACGCGACCCTGTCGGTCACCTCGGTTCAGCAATACGTCACCGGCTCCCTGTGGGCTTCCCGCATCAAGGTCGGCGACCTCACGGCGCAATACTTCTACGCCCGCGTCTAAGCCATGGCGACCCCAATCGACGGCCCCGGCCTTTCGGTCAATCTTTCGACATGGGCTTGCAAGTTTGGCTATGCGACCTGGACGAAGTGGGTGGACTCTTCACAGGCTCAGGCAACGACAGTCGAGAAGACGCTCCTCTTGACGGGTGGCGGCAATTACTCTTTCGGATTCAACGGCGGATTGGATAATCAGTCCTTTATCGAATTCGGGCCGGCCAATGGGATGAACTCGGACTACGTCCCAGAATTCGTCGGCGAGACATTCTACCCAGGAGGCCAAGGCCAGCCGCCCGAGACGATCGGAAGTTATACGGCCTACCCGGCCCCGCCCCAGACGATGACGGAAGACCTGTTCACGACGGGCGTGCAGAACGTGGACAACTCGGTACCCACGAACTCCACCTTTTGGTTTTACAACGTGGACGCGGTGGACGGCCTGACCGACCAGACCTGACCCCCTCCCCGGGATTGCCCGACCCCGCAGATTTAAGGCCATGTCGAACACCGTAACCATCTCCCAGGGGAACACCTTCGCCTGTTCCTTCGTCTGGACGCCCGGCCCCTCCGGCCCTGCGAATCTTTTGACGACCACCCTCACCTCGACCTTCGAGGACAAGTGCGGGAAGCAGTACCCCCTGACGGTCACCAAGGCGCTCGACGGCCTGTCCTTCACCGTCTCCTATGCCGGCGACACCGCTGACTGGTCTGTCGGCCTCGGCCGCTGGGACATCAAATTCGCCTTCAGCTCGACGAGCATCTCGCGCACGGAAATCTTCAGGGTTCAAGTCATTGAATCCGTGACTGCCTAAGCGCCATGCCCGACGCGACCATCACCTCGACCGAGTCCACCTTCGGCACGATCAGCGGCACGTTCCTCGAGACGGGGGCGACCATCCAAGGCACCATCACGGGCATCGTGGCCGGCACGCTGGACGGCTCCGTCGGTGTGCCTGGGCCTGTCGGGCCGGCTGGTAGTCAAGGCCCGCAAGGCCAGCAGGGGGTTCCCGGCCAGCCAGGACAGAAGGGCGACAAGGGCGACAAGGGTGACCAAGGCGAGCCGGGTCAGCCCGGACAGCCCGGCCAGCCGGGTCAGAAAGGTGATAAGGGTGACCAAGGTGAACCCGGCCCTCCCGGCCCCGCTGGGGTTGTCTCGGCCACGGCTCCGCTTTCGCTGGTGTCCCAGAACCTGAGCATCGACCTATCGGCCTACGCGACTCAGTCCTTCGTCACGTCGCAGGGGTATATCACCAGCGCGGCGCTGACCCCTTATCTCCTGATCGAAGACGCGGAGTCTTCCTTCTACCCCCTCACAGGTAACCCTTCCAATTTCCTCACCTCGGCGGCCCTCTCCGGCTACGCCACGGAATCTTGGGTAACCTCTCAAGGCTACCTTACATCGGCCCCTGTGACTTCGGTCGCTGGCAAGACCGGTGCGGTCACGCTGGCGGCTGGGGATATCTCCGGCCTCGGCACGCTCGCCACGGTCAACGACGCTCCTTCCGATGGCTCTCAGTACGCTCGTAAGAACGGCGCTTGGGATGTTGTCACCCCTGCCTCGTCTGTCGCGTGGGGCGATATCACTGGCACGCTGTCCGACCAGACTGACCTGCAGACGGCGCTGGACGCCAAGGTGAACACCCTCGGAGGGTCGCTTGTCTCTGGCTTCCTCGAGGGTTGTCAGGTCGTTACGACCCCCGCCTTTGGGGATAACAGCCTTGCGGTCGCCGACACCGCCTTCGTGCAATCCGCCCTGCTCGGCGGAACCGCTGTCGCCCGCAACCTCGAGGTGGAAGTCCGCAACCAGTCCGGCGCAACGATCACGGCAGGCTCCATCGTCTACATCTCTGGGGCCACGGGAAACAAGCCCCTCATCACAAAGGCTCAGGCGAACAATGACGCGAACTCCGCCCAGACCATGGGCTTCGTCAAGACCGACATCGCCAACAATGGCACGGGCTACGTCATCGTTCGAGGCGTCCTTGATGCCATCGACACCTCCGCCCTGACCGAAGGCGTCCAACTCTACCTCTCCCCGACCACCGCCGGAGCCTGGACGACCACCAAGCCGTCCGCCCCGCAGCATCTGGTCTACGTCGGCATCGTCATCCGTTCGCACCCCAATCAGGGAACCATCCTCGTCGCCGTCCAGAATGGCTATGAGCTGGACGAACTCCATGACGTCGCGATCGCCAGCAAGGCCAACAACGACCTGCTGGCCTACGAGTCCGCCACGAACCTCTGGAAGAACAAGTCCTTCGGGACGCTCGGCCTGCTGACTTCCAGCGCAGCGGCCTCTACTTACTACCCCCTCTCGTCTAACCCCGCCGGCTACCTGACCTCCGCCTCCCTCTCTGGCTACGCCACGGAGTCCTGGGTCACGGCAGGCTTCTACCCCCTGACGGGCAATCCTTCGGGCTTCATCACTTCCTCGGCCCTCTCGCCCTACCTGCTCAGCTCGACTGCGGCCTCGACCTACCAGACGCAGTCGGGAATGTCGGCCTACCTCGCCAAAGCCGACAACCTCGCAGGCCTTGCCTCGACCAGCACGGCGCGGACTAACCTCGGCCTTGGAAGCATCGCCACGCAGTCGGCCTCGTCTGTTGCGATCACGGGCGGAAGCATCAGCACCACGACCTTCAGCGGAACGCTCAACAGCGTCGCCGTGCAGTCTGGGACTGGCATCACGTTCCTCACGGATGTCACCACCCAGAACACCGCCTACCCCGGCCCTTCTGGCTTCCTGCTGAAAGCCGATAACCTGTCTGGTCTGGCTAACACCGCCACCGCTCGGACGAACCTCGGCCTCGGTTCCGCCGCCGTCGAACCTGCCACGAAACTCGTCCCTGCTGGCGGCACGACCGGGCAAGTCCTGGCTAAGTCCAGCGCGACCGATTGGGACGACGCGTGGATCACGCTCCCTTCCGCCCCTGTCACTTCTGTCGCTGGAAAGACCGGAGCCGTCACGCTGGTCGTCGGTGACGTCTCGGGTGCGGCTCCTCTCGCCTCCCCTGCGCTGACGGGTGTTCCTACCGCCCCGACGGCTACCGCTGGAAC